ACAACAGCTAACCCAATTACTGTAACTTTACCTGCATCACCTGCAGTTGGATCAGAAGTTACATTCATTGATGCAAGAGGAACTTTTAACTCTAACAACTTGATTGTGAACAGAAACAGTCAACCAATAAATACAGGTACATCAAACCTAACACTAACCACTAACGGTCAAGCTTTTACATTGGTGTATGTGGATGCAACAAGAGGCTGGGCGTTTAAGACTAACACGGCATAGGAGTAACTAGTGGCTCTTATTGAATATAATTTTTTACCTGGAATTGACAAGCAAGATACTTCTGCAGGCGCAGAAAACAGATGGGTAGACTCTGACAATGTTAGATTTAGATATGGCTTACCAGAAAAAGTTGGTGGTTGGTCTTCTTTAATATCAGATACAATCACAGGAGTTGCTAGAAAACAACATGCGTTTGTAGATCTTAATGGAAACAGATATGTTGCGATAGGAACAGATAAATTTTTATTATTATATTTTGAAGGTCAATTGTTTGATATCACACCTTTAAAATCTACATTAAGTTCTTCTACAATTGCAACTACAGACGCTTCAGCTATTTGTACAATAACAACTTCTACTTCACATGGTTTAGAACCAGGTGATATTGTCTTATTAGATAGTGTGACTTTACCTGGTGGCACAGGATTTAGTGCATCAGATTTTGAAGATAAACTATTTCAAGTAACAGCAGTTCCAACTCCAACAACTTTTACAATTACACAAAGTTCTAATGCCGGTGCAACTGTGTCAACAGGTGGAAGTATTGCGGTTAAACCTTATGAAAAAGTAGGTCCAGCTGCACAATCTTATGGTTATGGTTTTGGTATATCACAATGGAATGGATCAGTTCCTGGAGCTGCAACATCCGCGTTAAATGGGTCACTAAGTGCAAACTCTTCAGGTACAGGTGGTTCTGGAACAAATGTTACATTAGTTTCTACAGCTAACTTTACTTCTGCAGGTAGAATATTAGTAGAGAATGAATTAATTTCTTACGCATCTATTTCATCACCAAATTTACAAAGTATTGTAAGAAATGTAGATGGCACAGATAATGCAGCACATAACACAGGAGTGACTGCAACAGATGCTACAAACTTTTCTGACTGGGGCGAAGCAGTCCTTGCATCAGAAGTAACTCTTGAGCCAGGACTTTGGAGTTTAGATAACTTTGGTCAAGTATTAATTGCAACAATTGCAAACGGTAAAACATTTACATGGAATGCAGGGGCTGCATCACCTTTAACAGTCAGAGCATCAACAAGCACATCTGGTTTTTCTACATCATCAAATCCAACTGCATCAAGATTAACTTTAGTGTCACCAACAACTAGACACTTATGTCATTTTGGAACAGAGACAACTATTGGAGATACAACAACACAAGATGATATGTTTATAAGATTTTCTGATCAAGAAGATATTAATGACTATACTGTAACTGCTATAAATACTGCAGGTGACTTTAGATTACAGGATGGTACTAAAATTGTAGGTGCTATTAAAGCAAAGGAAACAATTCTAGTATTTACAGATAACGCATTGTACACAATGAAATTTATAGGTGCTCCATTTACATTTGGTTTTGAGCAAGTAGGAACCAACTGTGGATTGATTGGTAAAAATGCAGTTGTTGAAATAGACGGCTCTGCTTTTTGGTTATCTGCAAATGGTTTCTTTATGTTTGATGGTACAGTTAAATCTTTACCATGTACGGTAGAAGATTTTGTGTTTGATAATTTTGATACTACTAAAGGTCAACAAGTTGCAGCTGGTATTAATAATTTATACACAGAGGTAATATGGTACTATCCATCACAAGGATCTAGTTTTAATGATAAATATGTTGTATTTAATTATGGTGAGCCTATGAGAGGTGGTGTGTGGTACACAGGAACAGAAGCAAGAACTTCTTGGATTGATGCAATTGTATATCCAAAACCGTATGGCACAAAATATGATAGCACAGCTAACGGTACTTTTCCAGCAGTGGTTGGTCAAGAGGGTTTAGGTCAGACTAAATTTTTTGAACACGAAGTTGGTAATGATCAAGTTAATGAAGATGGTTCAACTACAATTGTTACTTCATTTATAAAATCATATGATATAGACCTAGATAGAAAAAGAAGAAGTCCAACAGGGTCTGAATTACCTGGACCTTCTCCTGCAGGAGAGGTTTTTTTAGCGGTAAGAAGATTTGTTCCAGATTTTAAAACGCTAGATGGCAATGCTAAAATAAGCATGGCTGTTAAAAGATACCCTCAACAATCAGACACTACAACAACTCTGAGTCCCTTTACAATAGACTCATCTACTGATAAAAAAGATACTCGAGCTAGAGGCCGTTTTGTTAATTTTAAAATAGAAAACGACTCAAGCGGTGAGTCTTGGCGTTTTGGCACATTTAGATTAGATATACAACAAGATGGTAGGAGATAATGTCTATATATAATATTTCTAATTTTCCTTACATGGGTAAAGATTATGGACCTAATCCAAATATGGCTTATACACAAGTTATGCCTGCATCAGGAATGGAATATATCTATGATCAGTCAGGAACTAGATACTCAGTTCCTATGGGAAGAGATAATCTTTTCTTTTACGATTCTCAGAATTTTAGTCCTTTTGATTTTTATAAAAATTATGGAGTCTCAGGAGCAGAACCAATAACGGGAGATGGTAAAGATCTTACTCAACCAGTAAATGCTGGAATAGACGCTATTCGAGAATCTAATCCCTATAATTTTAAAGACTCTGGAATTATGAGTGCAAATAATGTTGCTGCATTTGAACAAGCTACACAAGATAGAATATCTAGATTAAGAAATCCAGGTAAGATTGCAGAATTTTTCTATGATAAAATTCCTGGTATGAGACCTCAAACATTAGGAGATGTTATGCGAGAAGGTTATCAAAAACCTGGTGTTACTCTTCCAAGTTTAGCAGGAATATTAGCATCAGTACTACCTAGTTCTTTTGATAATATGACTAGAGGTGAACAAGCTTTCACATATTCACAGATGGGTTACACAGATCCTAGAACCAACATGGGTAATAAAGATGCGTATGGATATAATGTAGTTTCAGCATTCGGTAATTATGCAGATCTAGTAGATAAAAGAGCTAAGATCGCAGAAGACTTTTTTAAAAAAAGAGGTTACTATAGACCGATTGATCAATATTATCTAAATCAAAAACGTAAAAAAACAGACATGATATCTGATATGGGATTAGTAAATAAAGCACTTGAACAAGAAGATATTGTGAGTCAAAAAATAAAAGAACAGTTTAGAGAAAAACAAAGAATAGAAGCTGAGATAGCTAGAAAAGAAAAAGAAGCCGCTGAAGCTAGAAGAATAGCAGAGTTATCTAGAAGACAAACTATAGTAGATGCACAAAAAGCTACAACAGGATTTACAACAAGTGGTGGTGCGGGTAACTATAGATCAGATAGAGATCACTCTGGAGCAGGTGGTTACGGTGGAACTGGTAGAGCATCTAGAGAAGCAAGATCAACTGATCTCGGATTTAGTGATATAAGACTAAAGGAAAATGTAGAGTTAATAGGTAAGTCACCATCTAATATAAATATTTATAAATTTAATTACAAAAATATTCCAACAACTTATCAAGGAGCCATGGCTCATGAAGTTCCTTGGGCGAGTGTAAAACATGATAATGGTTACATGATGATTGATTATAGTAAAATAGATGTGGAGTTAAAAGAATGGCAAAAATAAATATAAGAATACCAGAACCAAAAATAGAATATGATGTATCTAACCAAAAACAAATTAACAGAGCTTTAACTATTATGAAGGATCAATTAAATTCTACATTTCTAGATGAAGTAAAACAGGAGCAAGAGAGATTCTCTTGGTTTATAGGTGGCTAACGTATATACAAATAAAAAAGCAAGTTTAACAAGTTCAGGTGCTACTACCTTATATACAGTGCCGGCTAATTCTAGAGCAATTGTTAAGTCACTTTTAATAGCTGAAGATGCAAGCTCAACAGCAACAGTTGAAGTAACATTAACAAATGCATCAGGAACGGCTTTCGTAGTAGATAAAGAAGTAAATTTAACTTCTAAATCAAAAGAACAAGTATTAAGTCAACCTTTAATTATGGAGGAAAGTGAGATATTAAAGGTTAATGCAACTAGCGGCGCAGCAGATGTGATCGCATCAATATTAGAAATAAATAGAGATTAACATGTCATTTATAGAAACAGAAGCATCATATAGAATAGAAATAATAAATGGTAAACCAGTTAAGATTATTACCCCACAAACAGAGGTCACATTAACTAATGTGAAAACAGGGCAAGAATATAACTCAGACGCAGAGGCTATGCAGGATGTTCAAAATCCAGAAACAGATACTGTGGCTGATGATATTAAAAGAGACGTTAAAGTAACTGTTGAAGCGCTACCTTTAGGTGGTGATTCTAAGTTGTAAAATAGGAGATTTTGTATAAAATAAATAAATTATGCCAATAACTAGATCACAGATGAGAAGACAATTACGAAGAAGTGGCGGAATTATGGATATCACTTCTAGAGAAAATTTTGGTCTTGGTAGTTCTTTAAAGAAAAGAATTAGAAAAC